AGAACATGGGGTATGCTACTCTGGCAAAGAAGTCGTCGTGGTAATGACCAGGGCTCATTGAAGGGTTGGCCAGAAACTCTCGGAGCTCAGTCATCCAGCAGCCTGGGGAAATGGAGATCAGCGGGTAGGGACGGACACGCCCTAGTGAATACGCCGTGTCTGATCCACACTCATCCGCAATGCGCGATAGTTTCTCCACGCTGAAGGTATTCGAGTAGAAGTGGAGATTGTTTGTCACTTGACGGTAGCGCCCAACGCCCACGCCAATTGATGCAGCCAGATATTCTTGAAGAATACTCATGTGAACAGCGTTCGCGCCGAAGGCCCCCCAGATTGCGTCGTTGCTTCGGTTGCACACTGTCATATCTAGCAGCCCAGAGTTCTCCCGGATGCTCAGATAGATGTGCGTGTTGCACGGAATGTCTTTGCTCGTGGAGCCAAGATCGCACATCGGATCCCACATCCCGATTACCACGCGCCTTGAACCTGGGTTTTCCGTTAGTTCTTTGACAGCCAGTTCAATCTGATCTGTATCAAAATACTTGCGCCATCTGAAACCGTAGGCTCCATTGAAGGTCACACCATTATCTGAGAACTGACTGAACTTTGAATTGAACCTGGTGGGAAACTCAACGTCGTCGTGCCCCGCCAGCATCCATAGAGCTTCCATTAGATGAAAGAATGGGTTAGCGTCGCGTGTGGGTGAGAACAGCACTCGCTCGCAAGGTTTCTCGTAAGTGAGGATCACCGGTTCGTCAATTAAGATCACCGGCCCGTTACGCGAGGACTCTGCGGTTCCCTCCACAAGTTTAGGAAGGCACGCGGCCATCACCTGCGTGAGGTTTCTTGCACGGAATTCCATCAGCCCCTCCCAGGGTATCCGGAGCGCGGGGTGCCCTCCCCAAGCCGGACGCGCTCGAATTTGTCGAACTCACATAATGCGTTCTGGAGGTCCTGGGCGCAGATTGGCGGCATACCCAAAGGGGCGAGCCTGTCCTGAACGGCTTGGTGAAGGATGGTCAGGTTCTCCCTCCACACCCGCTCAGTGATAGGCGCTGCAGGAGGCCGCTGGATGACACGGTTCATGCCTCGCCGACTCCCAGGCCCGCTGGTCGCCCAACTGAATTCATCGCTTGCTTCGTAAAGTGGGCTGAACTTGTCATACTTCAGATCAGCTATCACCTGCCCAGCCATGAAGCTGCCCAGCCCATCGAACTTGACAAGCCGCTGGTAGAAGGACTCAAGAGTGTCACCCTTCTTTGGGCGAACGTCAATGCGGTTGTCCCAGATGGGCTGGATGACGAAGTTGGCGAGATACTCGGCCTTATCCATGGCGTGGCCGTTAGTGGATACGATGTAGGCCCCACTGTAAACCTTCTCGTTCCTGCGCCGGCGATCATGTAGGACCGATACAAAATGCTCGGGATCCCACGGCAACGGAAACCCCATTTCTTCAAGGGTGTCTGGCCAGTTCACGAACCGTGCGATAGCCATAGCCACGAACATATTCGGATCGCTGCGGTTCATCCAGTTTGCGTGGATCCATTCTGTCACGGTATCGAGATTTCGATAGACATTGCAGAACCGATAACTTTGCAAGATTGGGTCCTGGGTCCAAGGCTTTGGCTCCCCAGCCTGCTTCTTGGTATAGATGGAATGGCGCTCTTTGATCCAATAGCACAGGTCGTCTACGCGCATAGGATTACTCATTTGACACCCTCCTGGATGCGTGCGTGCTCTCGCAAAAGCTGTTCCTTTAGGTGCTGAAGGTAGGGCCTACCACCCCACAGTGCCCGTTGCTGGCGAGCCACCTCTGGCGCCCTGCTGAGCGCGTCTGGTAGCTGCCCCGGCGTGGCAACAAAGGGCGCAACATCGAACCCAGCCTTCGCCAGCATGGGAACCGCCTGGGGCTGAAAGAACATGGCAACCCCCACGCGGAGCATCTCATAGAACCGCGTGGCAGGGCTGGTGAACTCGGCGTGCGAGCGTTTGTCCTCCAGGTATAGCCCGGCGGAATACTGGCCCAATCGGTCAAAGAACTCAGTTCGCTTGAATGCAGGAATGATATCGGCATCATCTTCGTAGCGAGACATTGACTTACTAAAGGAACTGATAGTCAATGGCGCCTTCTGTCCATTGAAATACCAGTCAAAGTAGTCTCGGCGCCCCAGCCTATCGGCCCCGTAGTAGATGAATGATTCAATGGCGTGCTCACGATTCAGCTCAAAAGCTTCGTCACTGATGGGGGTTTCATACGCCATCTGATTCCAGTTCACCCACGCACTGAAGGGCGTCTTTTCTGAGGCCTTCTTCATTGTGGTCCAGAAATCAACATCGGGCAGACCAGCAGACCTACGGTTCCTGAATGCTTTTCTAAACGGGCTTTCGGCAATGCCGTCCGCAAGCGGGGGCTTGATGGTGTAGTCATTCTGTGCCCAGACGACGCGCTTGGCTTTTTCTACAGCGGCGCCGACTTCGGGCAGACAACGACAATACATGAAAACACCCGCCACAAGAATGAGAACATCAGCCTCAACATCTGCGATATTCTTATCACAAATAAGTGGGACATCGAGCGTGTCAGCAATAAAAGTCGCAGTTCGCGCGTTTGCCAACGAGCCGTCGGGTGTAGGAGGATTGAAACTGAACACCACAGTTTTCATTTGACACTCCAGAGAACTTCGCCCCGGCTATGGACTAAACCACAGACGGGGCGAATTATGGCGACCGACGACTAGATGAGCTCGATCAGATTGTTTTCCAGAGCGAAGTAGATGTCGGGCATACCGATCTTGTATTCGGTGCCATCCTTGCGAACCACGCTGTTATCCAGAGCCTCCGCCACGGTCCGAGCTCCGAGAATGAACTCCACGATGGCATGGCGCGTGGTCCCGAGCCGCGCGGGGTTCGCGCCAATCACCTTGATCTTGCGGTCGCCATCGATCTTCTCGCGGCGGTTGCGCGGCGTGGGCTCGATGATGGAGCCGTCCTCGTTGAGCTTGGGGGCCTTGGGCTCCTTGGGAGCCTTGGGCTCCTTGGCAGGCTTGGCGGCGGGGGTGACCGGATCGACCTGGGCGTCCGACGCGGGTTCCTGGATCTTCTGGACCTTGGCCATGAATGGCTCCTTTGAGAGGGTGTTGAGATGGGCCGCAGCCCGAGGGGTGATTTGCACCCCTAGTTCTTTTAATTTGAGCGTTCGGTTAGCGAAGTCCGCTAATGAATACTCAGTAATCTCCATGCAGTATTCCTTGTCAAATGCTGCACGGCGAGTCTTAAGAACATCAACCTTAGATTTCTCCTTGGCGATGTAAAAGGATTGATCGCCACTGGTTCCGACAAGTAACACGACGTGGCGTTGTAGATCACAGCGGAGCTGGTAGGTTTCAGTCACTTGGGACCTATTCAGAAAAGTAGCGCAAACCAAGGGTAGCACTTCCATCGGTCAAGCGCAAGGGGGTGAGGAACAAAATGCTAAATTAGATTCTTCATGATCGCACGTGCCGCTTCGCTTCCGGTTGGATTGAACTCAACCTCAGATGCGTAGTCCTTAAGCGACTCGAGTAGGCTGCTCTGAACCTTGGCCTTCCCCCGAAGCGCTCGCATCACAGCGAAATCTACGGTATTTCTTGCTAGGATATGATACACGAAGACGTGGGAACTTTTGTTGCCTTGTCGCAGGATGCGCTTAATGAACTGGTCGTATAGCTCCAAATCCCAGGTGGGGCCGTAGAAGAGGATGTGGTTTCCGCTTTCCTGCAGATTGAGCCCGTGACCAATCGAGGCGGGGTGCCCCACCAGCATTTCAATTTCCCCCGCGTTCCATCTACGCTCAACATCAGCGAATTTGGATGCCTTGATGTCCGCAACGAACGTCGCAGTTGGAAACGCCTTACGAATCCTTTCCATGTCATGAACGAACTCGTAGGCGACAAGCAGAGGTTTCCCATTAAGTTCACTAACAAAATCTTCAAGCGCCTTAATCTTTTCGTCATGGACATAGTGCCACCTATCCTCCTTCATAGCGGGCGCGTATTCCAGTTGTCTGTAGACGCAACCATTCGCGAGCTGCCTGCACTTCATACTTGCGGTTGCCGCGCTCATCGCTGTCAGAACTTCGGTCTCGGATAGTTTGGCTATCATTTCCTTTTCAAGGTCATGATAGATTTTCCGAGCATCATCTGGCAGATCAATGATAATGTCGGTTTCTGGGCTAGTCACAAGCTGCGGAATTTCTAGGTAGTCCTTATCCTCAAGACGAATGGTCAGCGGCTTGAGCAGTTCATTGATGCGCTCTGCTGTATCATTCTTCGGACGCCAAGTGAACCCCCCAAACCCAGAAGGATAAAAGAAGTCGTTCTTGAACTTTGTGATGTAGGGGCCAAAGGACTTTCCCAGGTCTAGGATATAGATCTGCCCAAATAGGTCCAGTAGTCCATTGGGGGCAGGTGTTCCGGTCAGAATGTAGCGCCTTCGGAATGTCTTCAGCCAAGGTTTTAGCGCCTTGAACCTCTTGGCCTGCGTATTCTTGAACCGGCTACTCTCATCAATCACCAAAATATCTGGGGCTAATTTCTTAAAGCGTGGATTAGAGAATAGCCATTCCAGCCCTTCCGGATTGATGACATAGATGTCTGCTTTAACTGAGAGATTGGCTTCTTTGTCTTTTCCATGTAGCACCACCACCTTCATGTCATTAAAGTCTTTCCACTTTTCGGCCTCACGGGGCCATACTGCGTAGCAGACTCGTAGTGGTGCGATGACCAAAGCAGATTTCATCATGCTCTTTGCCTTGAGAACCTTCAGCGTCCCAAAGGTGCATGAAGTCTTCCCAAGGCCGGGGTCTAGCAACAGCCCCGCCGACGCGTTCTCTAGCATGAACTTCATCACGTTCTTCTGATAGTTGTGAGGAATCCAGGGAACTGCGGGGCGGGCGGTTTCAACGAGCATCTAGTGACCTTTGCAGGGAAGCGATGGCGGAGTGCTTGTCATCGTGTATCTCAACCACGTAGCCGTCAGCGGCAAACTTCGCGATGGTGTCTTCCTGGAGCGCGGTCGGAAGTTCTCCGGGGCGCTTGAACTCCATCAATTTGGGCTTTCCGCCTTTGATCCAAAACTCGTAGTCAGGAAGTGAGCGATTACCCTGACCTTGGAGCTTAGTGGCTCTGATGCCGTGGCTCCTAGCCCACGCCACTGTCGGGTTCTGGACGCCACTCACTTCTAAGATACTTAAGTCATGGTCTGTCAGCATCTTACGGTAGCACTTGTGACACTTATAGACGTGCATTGTCACAGGTTGGGGCAGGTTCTTGACCTTGGGCGTGATTGCGACATCAACGCGGTAGTGGCCGGGGGGCTGCATCACTTCGCAGCACGGGTAACTGCGAGCTTCGTTGATCTTTTGTAGCAGCATGTTCCACCTCTAAAACTTGCAGGGGCCGCCGTTACTCTTCTTCCAGTGGCACCAGCGGCAGGCATTACCGGGCTTCGGGGCGAAGATCGTGTCGTTCAGCATGGGTCGTGTCTTTTCTTCCCACGCATCTGCCAGTTCCCCCATCTGGCCCCGTTCGTAGACTTGATCAACGATCGGAGCTCCTTGATCCAGATACCAAAGAGCGCCCCTAACGACATCAACGTCGGGGTTAATGATGAACCCTGCCAAGGCATATAGCGAAAGCTGTTCCTTATGGTCCTCGTTGCGCTTTCCGGTCTTATGGTCCACGACGATAAGTTCGTTACCATTCGTGTAGGTGAGATCGGTCTTGACCCGGCACCACGCATCTTTGCCGAACCAGCTTGTCGGTTCCCAGATATTGGTGAAGGCCCACTCGCACTCAACCTCCGGGTGCATTTTACGAGCCTCTAGGAAATCCTCCTCAAAGAGTTCCAGCTCAGGGGGGCAGGGCGTGCCTTCCTTGGCGTTGACGAAGGACTCAGCCAAGCTATGAATTCTGATGCCACGATCCATGGCCGGGTTGGGCGGCTCTTTCATTTTATCTATGAAAGCCAGCTTTGCTTTGAAGGGGCAGGCCTCGTATGCCTTGTAGCGAGAGAACGACCATGCTGTGATCTGTTCTACTTTTCCTCGGGCCATCATTTCTCCTTTTCAATTGAACTTACTTCCGGACACCCTATTCTTTGTCCACGAACTTCTTCATATTTCCCCAGTTAGGTCCGATTTTACCATCAGATAGCAGGGGAACATCAAGTGGCACGGAATTCATGGCTTTCTTGAGAATCTCCATTTCCTCATCGGCGTATTCTTTAGGCACGGAGATGTTGATTTCGTCATGAACCGTGATAAGGAATCGGCCGTGCTTTTTCATTTTGTGGTAGTTGATCAGCGCCTGCTTTGTGATATCCGCTGCGCTACCTTGAATAAGGTAGTTGAGCAGCTTATACTCAAACGACATTGCCGCGCCCTTTACGATCTTGGGCTCCTCCACGAAGTAGCGCCGACCGCCCCAGGTAGTGATGAAACCCCCGGAACCGCCGATTTTCTTAATTGATCGCTCCAAAGCCGCCACCCCCGGAAGAACCCTTCGCTGGGCGGTTTTGATGTCCTTGGCGACATCTACTGTGCTGTCAAGTTTCTTGGCCAAAGCTCCATAGCCCATGCCATAGATGATACCAAAGTTCACCTGCTTCACCTGCGACCGGGTGTATTCAACCCCCGTCAGGCGCTTGATTTCTTGCCTGACATATTCATGAACATCCATGGATGGGTCCGCGATATACGCGGCCATGAAGGCGCCATCTTCCATATGCGCCAGCACTCGTAGCTCCTGCTGGCTATAATCTCGGTGTAGAATGAGATCGCCTGGATGGTCAGGAAGAATGTATTTGCGAATGGCTGGAAGTTCTGGAACATCCAAGAACTCAGGGTGGACATACCCGTCACTCTTTTCTTCCAGATCTTTGGCAATGTTCATGAACGGAGGGCTGCTTGACATACGGCCAGTTCGTGCCCCCTTGCTTCCGTCTCCGGAACCGGGCTGGCGAACCTGACTCCAGTTAGTGTAGATGATTCCGTTTGACCTCACGGCAACATCATGCCAATTTCGCATGAAGGTGCCGAGTAGTGTGGAGAGACGGCTCCGATAGCCCAGCGCCTGACTAACCCGCTCGTCTGTGAACATGTCGGGGGTCATCTTATCTTTGGCGGTGGACCGCTTGCCAGTCTTCGTGAGATGCCACTGGGTGACTACACCACTCGCGTCTAGGGCGTTGGCTACTTGCGCCGCAGCGTCCAAGTTCAGTTCAGGAACACCCAAGCGCTCTCGGATCCAAGACTCTGCTTTTTCCATAGCAGCTTCGTAAATGTCCAGGTCTTTCTTCAGAAGTTCCAGATCAACTCGGACACCCTCGCGTTCATTCTGTAGAAGAACGAACATGAGCTCACGTTCTCGATCATAGGCTGGAAGCATTCCAGCTTCCACCACCTGCGGGTAGAGCAGCTCGAAAAGAAGTTTGGTCCTGATAACGTCGCCCTCGGCATAAGTTCCAACAAGGGATCCTGGTGCCTTGGAGATGAACGCTCCCCACCCCTTCGTGTCGCTGCACACCCCGTTAGCGACTAGCCAATCACGAACAGCTTCCTGTTCATCAGGGGGCATATTCAGAAGTTTCTCCGCGCTTGGCTTCAACGACAGAAACCGAGCATGGGGATACATCAGGAATAGAAGGAACATAGTGTCGTGAACGCGCTGCCATTCAATGTCTCCGCACCCCATATGATGCTGCGCGACGTCTATATCAAACTTCATGTTGTGGAACAGAATTGGCTCTCCGCTATTCCAGCACTCATGCAGAACAGCGACAGCCTCATCATAGGTGCAGTTGTTCTCCGTGGGGTGGCCCCATGCGTAGAACCGTTGAGCTTCGTCTCTTGGGCTCTGGATGCTGAAGCTCACAGGAACAGGTGGATAGTCGGGCCTGCCCCCAATGGCCTCAGTCTCAAAGTCAAGGACCCATGGGTTAGGAATACTCACTTGGTGCCTTTCAGTTTGGCGCGCTCATTGCGAGCCCGTAGGATTGAGGCCTTGCCGTAGATGCGCTTTACGAAGAGTGGCCGGTTCTGCTGTTCTTTCTCAAACTTAAGAAGAGACCAGCAGGCTTCCTCGTCTGTGGTCTTACTCAAGAAAGCTGTGAGCGTTCGCCATGTCCTAAGGACTATCAACCAGTTGTGGATGCTTTGGCGGTCCTCGACGAGGTGGTCTGGATTTATCACCGACTATCCCTCCATAAAGCAGGCCCGCAGAGGTGCCTGAACCCCTGCGGGCCTGTAGCGGCCACCCCTAAAACTTGCGCTTTCCCTGAGGCTTCTGGGGCTGCTCTGCGGCCTCGTCCTGCGCCACGGGGGGCGCATACGGGCGGCACAGTTCCTCCATGGCGGCGTCGCGCCGGTCCAAGATCGCCTGAAGGTCGGCCCCGTCGGTGATCTGAGCATCCAGCTTGAAGGTCAGCTCAAACTGGTGCTTCGGATGCGGCACGGGCGCGATCTGCGTCACTACGGAGAACGGAGGGCGCCGCAGCGTGTTGTTCAAACTCTGGACGTATGCCTTCCAGGGCTTGACGCTGGTGACGGGAACCTTGATCACAGCCAGGGCAGCGGCCTTGACGTCTTCCAGGTCGTCTTCGGTGATTACCCCAAGTCGCCGGATATTCTTGCACGCCTTCCCCTTACCAGTGTCAGCAGAACCGAACTGATTTCGCGGGCAGACTGCACACTTCTCGGCCTGCGGCTCCGAACTAAGCTCGTGCGGGGCCATGGTAGCCTCGTCCGTTCCGAACGCAAAGCATACCGGGCTCGCAGGGCTGTCCGGATCGAAGCGCTCGGTGTAATAGTGGTTCTCCATGGCGTGGTTGATCACCACGACATTCAGCTTGTTACCGGGAATCGGAGTTCCGTTGTAGGACAGAATTCCGTTGCGGGTGCTGATGAAATTGCTGTTTCCAGCCTCCATGCTGGAAACTTCTGCTGCGGCATCAGCAAGCTGCTGATCCCAGGTGTTGACCTGTGTTACGACAGGCGCGGCCACTTCTTTCTTTGCCATGGTGTTGCTCCACTAGTGAACTGTGCAGGGAACTGCCTGCACTCAGTGTTGAAATGGTGGGCTGAGAAGGATTTGAACCTTCAAAGCTAGGGCAGACGTCATGCCCTTTGCAGCCAGTGTGATCACACCGCGTTTGCCGTTTCGCCATCAGCCCAGAATTGTGGGGTCTATTCCCCGTCAACACGACCGAAACTTCGGGGATCTATCATGTTCTTACACCTTCCGCAGAGAAATGGTGACGTTGTTGAAGACGCCCACCCCTGCCACGGTCTCTTCTTCCTGCCAACGCGCCTTGACTGCGGGGGCCGACATACGCCTCTGCAGCAGATCAAAGGCATCATGCTCTTTGATGTATCCGTAGAAGGCATCCCAGTCCTGCACCTGGGGCTCTTCCTTTACGACGATGGCGACACGCGCAATGCGCCCCGCGATCCCGGAAGCTTCGCCCTTGGGCAGCGTGTTGATCAGGTGGTCCCGAAGCTGTGTCTCGCGCTGCTTCAGCTCATCAACCTGCTTTTCAATACCCAGCCGCATTTCACGGATAGAGTAAAGCAGGTCGGCGCAAGCTGCGAGGCTTTCGGGAACTTGGAACTCGGTTGGCTCAGGAACTTCTAACTCGGGAACAAGTGTTTTCGTTTTGGCCATGAGGCCCTCCAAGTATGCCCGTTTGGGCCATGGGTAAGTGTAGGGGCTCCTTACGCTCATGCGCAAGGCCAGATGCCCTCAAAGTTGCTGCGTCTCACATTCCCTCGGGCCGCTCCCCCAAGAACTCTCCTTCGAAGGAAGTATGGGCCGGTTTGTTGAGGTTTCCCACTGGAAAGTATTTCACCTTGATGATCTTTCCCATCCAGGTGACCTGATTGTCCCAGATTTCTTGGGCGGTTAGCTGATCGAATCCGATGCCGACTCGGTATTCAACTCCCTTGTAATGGCCGTTTATTCCGATAACCAGCAGTCCCCCGAGCGTGCCTTTTGGGACTTTGTTTTCTTTGTGGGAAGTCCGTTTGGCCTTGCCCAGCTCGTTCACTTGAAGTTCGTTGGCATTGTGCATTCCCTCCTCGAACCCGATTATCACAGCCTCTGCGTCTACGAACCGCTTCACTTTCCACAGATCATCTTCGCCAGGGGTGCTTCGCCCGAACTTGTAGCGCCCGTCAATACGGCGCAGCATGATTCCTTCGAAGCCCTGGTTCAAGACATCTTCTTCAAATGCTTCAAGAGCGTCGTGTGTTGCGATGATTTTCTGTTCAACGACCACAAGGCGGTCGCACACGCCACGCCACTTTCCAGTGTCGCGCTGCCACAGCAGATTTTCATACCTGCTACGGTAGTCAGCATCTAGCAGATAATTATCAAAGATATGAAAATGAACATCGCATTCCCCGTGGTGCCTAGTGATGGCGCTCATTGTGTTGCGAAGTGAATTGTGGTCGTTTGGGGCCCCGACCACAATTTCTCCATCGAAGCCATTTAATTCCGGCCTGCCGAACATGGCCTGGGTGAAGTCGTTTACGATGGGCTTCATGTTGTAGCTCATCAACACACCATCAACAACGATTCCGCGCACACCATTGATCTTAGTGCTGCCATACTTCGGAAGACGTATCTTGCGAAGATCCATGGGCGCGGTGGCCGCCTTCATTCCCCTGATTGCCATGCTTTATCCTCTACAAGTTTTTTGACTGTGCTTCTGTCACTTGGGTGTTTGTCTGTGTGACCGGCTGAACCAGCCCGTCTATACGCGCTCGGCACTGCCGAAGTTCTTGGGCTATTTCTTTTTCATGGTAGGACCTCCCAACCATTGACCGAGAAAGGTGCTCAAGTTTCATTTCACATACGTTGATAGCCAGTGATACTTCTACCAGAGAGGTTCTGACTGCTTCGTCCATGGTGCCCAGCCCCTTAATATATTATACTGCTCGTTTGGTTTCCGCGCCAACTCTATTTTGCTTCTTTGCGCCGTCGGCGCATGTAGTCGCGCATGTAGTCATTGGCGCATATCCGACACTTACGGTTCTCATCTAACTCATGCCCTTTAGAGCACAGTTGAGAAAGAGTTGCGTTGTGCGCGGCTTGATTTCTGCGACGAAGGGTCTCTGGCGATATGATCTCCATATGATCGGGGTTGACACAATTCCTGTTACTGCAAGTCGCAGACAGGAGTTCCTTTGAGGAAAGTTTTCTAACCTGTTCTTCGAAGACAACACGGTGAGCGCGCTTGCTTGTTCCATCTATGCTAACTAATCCATAGCCATCGTCTGTCAGTGCCCCGACCCACAGCCAGCAATCTCCTTTAATCCTTATCTTAGAAAGAAACTTAGCCTTTATTTCCATATCCTTCCCCGTTGCAGGCTTTACATTTCTCAATACGAGCGCCCACTGCACTGAAGCCAGTCACTCGCAGAGTCGTTCCACGACCAGAGCACTCAGGGCACTTAGTCATGGTAAAGTCCAGCAACCTGTCATAGCGGAGGCGTTTCTTATCATCAGATAGAACGCCGTAGGCTTCTGTGGCAGCAGACATGATATCTGCCCCACTAGGATTTAGATCGGGGTGGTTTGCCTTGGCGATATTCCAGTAGGCTTCTCTGATCTCTGACACTTCAGCGGATGGCGGAACTCCTAGAACTTTGTAGTAGTTTTCTTGCACGCAATCCCCCGTTCTGTGAGATACATTTCAGACAACTCAGCGGGGGATACCGTGTGGGGAATCGGCCTGATAATCCACAGTTTCTGCATACCATGGTCAGTGAAAATATTCGCCCCTTCCGCAGCTTTCTCAATACCCGCCCTCGCCAATTCTCGCGCCATGCCTCCCACTGTCGTCTTGCCGCGCCCATCCTTATCGTATATTGAATGAAGTTCTGTGGCGGACCAAAGACGATGTTTCAAGGTCACACCGCCAAGTCGCGTCACATAATCGGGCTGATCTTTAAGTAGCGCGACCCATGCGGCAATATCACTCTTGCCATTATCAATCATTTCTTGCTTAGACACTGTCATGGGGGCGGCGCCCTGCGGATTGAAGTCTGAGCAGTCGATCTTCAATAGATAGTCAAACAATGCGTTGGCACCGCTGCCGTTCAGCCAAGTCATGTAGTCGGAATAGAACTTGAACGGCTTCGGCGGCGCATTTATTTCGTGAATAAAAAACCGACGATCCGTATCCTCTAGGAAGAATGCGTCGGGGTGGTTACTTGTGAAGTAATAATTGATGCAATCGTCAATCGTATAGCTTGGGATGTATTTGACATTCAATCTGAGCTGCTTTTGGGTGATCATTGACTTCATGTGATCAGCCACGGCCCGCTTATCCCCGCCCGTTATCTCCTCTCCCATGATGAACTGCTTATTTTCCATACACTCATTGAACGAAGCATGAAGGTCACGGTCGCCAATCTCAGTTCCATTTTTCCCATAAATCTTGATCATGGAATAGCCGATCAGTGACTTGCCTGTGCCATGCCTTGTTCCCCAGAAAACTGCGGCGGTATAGAGCTTTTCTCCTGGATGTTGAAGTGGATATGCCAGCCATTGCTCAAACCACTTGCGATCTTTGGCGCGTTCTGGGATGTCTTCAACATTGAACATATATTCCATGAGCTCTTCCCACGGCTGGACAGATCCCTCAGCGGGGTAGCAGCCCCATCCGGGCCATGTATTCATCGCCCCTTTGTAGAAGTGGTCTTCACCCGGTTTGTAGACACAGCGGGCAACTTCTGCGCGAAGGGGCCACTTCATCCATTCTGCTGGGGCGCTTCGTTCTACTAGCTTCACGCCTTTGGCGCCGATTACTTCCTCAAAATACCGGCGGTTCGCGTAGGCATGGTTAGTGAAACTCATGGGTGTCATTTTCTGCATGTTATCAAGCCGAAGGATGACACCAGGATCTCTGACATACACCACTTCTTCGTTGAGTTTGAATAGTTCTTTAGCGGCCCGCCATTCCACACCTTCTTGCAGCGCGACCTTCAGTGCCTCCACCCCTTCCTCAACTAAATAATCATCAAGCCCCGTTTTAAGAGGCGGGGATGTTTGGGGCAGGCGAACGACGAAGGGCACGGCTCCTAGCAGGGTTAGTTCGCGGGCCAGGGCGTTCTCTGCGGCCATAACTTTCGTATTCACAGCGGCGTCGGAGTCATAGCAGATGAAGACTGTTCGCTGCTCCCATTTGAATTCATCAAACATCGGAAGCAGGTGCATGTGATTTGCAGACGACCTGAAGCACCAGACTCCTCCTAGCCCGATGGTGGGGAACCCAGCGGCGCAGGCGCAGGCTGCCTTCAATTCCCCCTCCGTAATGATAACTGCGACCGTTGTATCTCCAGCTATCTTGGCCCAGTTAACTAGAGGGGGCAGGTATAACTCGTTCAACGAGCCTTTTGGCTGACAGTAGCGCATTTCCTTCCTACCAGTCGCTTTGTCCCAAGCGTTTAGGGTAGACTCAAGATAACGGAAGCGCCAGAATTTTGTTTCGTTGCCAGCTAAGTCAAAGTAAGGGATCTTGAACCCAGCCTTGGGAAAGGGCAGGTTGGAGGTTAGAGCCTCCTGGGCCGTATATGTGTCGAACCCAAGCCGAGCGGCGTGCTTTTCAGTTAGGCCTGATTTTCTAATTTTGTCAAGCATTTCGACCATGACATCGTCACTGGTTTGGAGCTTATTACTCATGCTAACCCCTATAGCTGCATAAATGGCCGGAAGGTAATGTTAAGCCCTGCCACGGTAAAGCGCAAGGGCCGCAAATGGGACCGCGCCCCGATGCGCTCAGGCGCCCGCTCAAGGCTTTGGGCCATGTTGGGCACGCCGCCCAGCCATGGCCCAACCCTGACGCGCTCTGCGGCCCCGCTTTACAGGCCAAGCTGCTTCAGCAGGTATGCTTGCTCTTCTATGGCGACGCGAGAATATAGACTGGCTGGAAAACGCATACAGATATTATTCGCGAGTAGGCCGATACCTTCCTTCAGGATAGCCTCACGCGCCCACACAGGAATAGACGTCCCACGCACGCCATATTGGTCTACGCGCTGGATACGAATTGTGTCCCCACGCAGCTTCTCTTTGATGGTTGGATGCTGGGGCTCTGGTTTCTTTTCTGCTTTCGACTCTGTTTTCTCCGCCATACTCATTATATCGGTGGCTGCTTGAAGCGCCCTAATTAGATCCAGCTCAAAATAGCCGTTCTCACGACCATCAGGCTTCCATGTTCCAGCCCTCAGTGTGGCCATGAGCTTGCATTTAAGTTTGAAGCGTTCATCTAACATCCCAGCCCTCCGAGGATCTGAAACTGTGGTAGGTGTCTTCGCCCACAATGATGTGGTCCGCAAGAGGAACTCCGATAGCATCGCATCCTGCGCGGAGACGTCGCGTGAGAGATATGTCTTCTCGGCTAGGGCTTGGATCGCCGCTCGGATGGTTGTGCCACACGAGCACGGACACGGCCCCTCTAAGAAGCGCTTCTCTAAGAACTTCGCGTGGTCCAACGAGAGTCCCCGTAGACGTTCCCTTTGAGACAATGCGATCAGATATAACGCGCGCTCTGGAGTTAAGGCACACGACACCGAATACCTCCTCTGTCAAACCCTTAGCTTTCGGAAGTAGATATTCTCCGGCCAACCGGGGAGTATTGATGCAAGCGTGTTTTGAGGGGGCGCCACACCTGCGGACGAATTCACCAAGAGCTACGATCCGCGATGCTTGGAGCTTCGTTAGCTCGCACTCTTCCACAAGCTGCTGTCCACTCATGCTAATGAGTTCGCTGAGGCGCCATGCGCCCAGATGCCCCGGCCCCATACCTGGGAGCAACAGATCAATGATCTGTTCATTTGACAGTGTCTCTCCCCCATAGGCTCTGATTTGTTCATGGACAGAGGGAGTCTTCACTGGACACGCTCCACACGGTAGGCGATCTTACCTGACAGGGTTGTGAACAAAGGGGTGAAGGATTCCCCAACTTTAAGCGAAGCCAGAGTTGCTCGGTCTTTCTTACCGAGAGCCGCGCCCATGATCTCAGTCCCATGCCGAATAAGCGGCTTTCCGTCTGACGCCCACCCGTGGATGTGGAAGATCTTATCCATTTACGCCCCTCAAACAATGAAAAGAAGTTCTTCTGCACCGAACACCTTGTGCGCCCCGCAGCACTCGCACTCGTAGTTCCGCGCGTCGGGTTCAACCCCGCAGGCATCCTCACCACAGGCGATGCAGATGCCTTCGCAGTCGTCTCTTTTAGCCATTTCTGCAACTCGTTCGGGGGTGATGCTTTCGTGGATATGCACACTGGGCTCCTATAGAATACTGCTGTTGATGAGGACAGAACCATCGTCGAGGAAGGTGCGTGTGACTTCTGCCACTGGAACTAAGGTGACATGGCGGTAGCAGCAGAACATTTCTCCGCTGAGCACCTTGCCATCACCACTCGGGACATTGTAGATCTTGGCACTGTCAGAATAAGGCTGGATCAGTGCCGTCCGGCGTGGTTTGACTGCGGGGGAGATGCGCCCGTGAAGGAATCCTCCGTAGGTCTCGGCCAGGAGGCCCCCATTAGTGCGGACCTCAATTACTTTCAGGAGTGCGCCACGCATCGTGCTACAAAGGATACTGCCGACCTTGACTCGCTCGTGGCACACCTTAGTCGTGTAAAGAACACATGTCTCAGACATGGGCCACCGCGTTCCTGCAATCTGCACAGTCGCATGGCGTGATGCTGGGTTTCGTTGTAAGCGGAAGGAAGAACACTTCCTCTGCGTAAAGGATGGTTCCATAGACCCGGCCCATCCTATAGATGTTCCTGGCACCTTCATCAGAACCACCGTGCCCGTTCGTGGGCTTGGCAATACCGACAAAGAACACAGGCCCGCGAACTCTAGACTTCGAGTTGCGGGCGATCAAGTCGTGGCTCATTGCCGGTCTCCTTGTGTGGGCACCGTGCCCATATGCAAGCATAAATGTCGCCATTACCCAACGCAATTCTATTTTGCCTCAATTGCGGCCCCTGCCCCTGATACTCATGCTGGGCAGCCCTGCGGCCAGAAATTTCACCAAGGAGCCAAGCATTATCAGCCCAAGTATTACCATGATAGCTGGCAATCTGAACCCCAGTAGTAGGCACAGAAGAATTATCCAGAAGATAATCACTTGACCCTCGAGGCATCCCACCCAATCTGCGCAAGGAATGACTTGTCGAAGTCTGTGAAGGAAACAAGCTGTGGCTCGTATCGGTAAGTGGCCGGGTTATACCGGAAACTCGGCCCCTTGCGGGGAGCGGCGTCATCGTAGCAGCACTTGGAGGCAAAGCCGCTTGAAGTTTGGGTGATGGCCTGATTGAACTCCGGTTCTCTTGGCGTGCCAGTCGTTTCCATGATTATCCCCTTCTAGGGCCGCTTGGCCCACCTAAAGCATACGGCATCAATAATATCGGCGCCAAATCAACCTTTTGGTCCTTAACACAGGCCCATAGAGGCACCGTGGCGGGCCGGGCGGCCCCACAGCACACCCCTACGCCCCACACCGCAGAGCCGCGCCTGAGGCGGTCTGGGGCCCAGTTGAATGCCGCGCCATACGCGGGGCATGGCGCCCCAAACCGGCGCCGGTGTCACTTGAAAAGGAATTTGGCACACGCTGCGATCACCAGCATCAGTAACAAGAGTACTCCAACTGGAGGCACGAAGATCAGGAAGCCTACGATTATGAAGATTACGATGCACATTGGACTTTCCCCTTATAGGAACGTCGCGTCAGTCGCAGCACACGCCGTTGATCAAAAGTTCGCGCTCAGCAGGAGAACGATCAGGAAATATTTTTTGAACAGTCTCCTCGCTGTAGCACCATCTGGTGTATTCCGTGATACTCATGGAAACTTCCCAGCTTTTCCCGCAGAACGGACAGCGCCCATAAACCTTGATAGAGTCATCGCTTCGTTCAACGTCGTAAATCACCACGGGGCCGCCTCCGTTGTCTTCTTTCGTGCGCGTGCCACTTCGGTCTTCTTGGCCCTATCGCGCATATCTTTCTTGATAGCTAGGGCCTTGGACTTCTTATCCTGCACCTTCTTCCTGTGCTTTCCGTTGATCATTGCAGCACCTTCACGATGAGGCCGTCCTTGAGCTGAACCCGCGCATACCAAGTGTGAGGCTGGGGGTAGTGGGGGCCTTCCAGCGCGACCACCCCGTTCGTGGGCGGTTCTTCGCCGAGCCCCGGGTTGTAGACACCGCCCGCGTCACCATTTGCGGCGATGGCTTCTTTCATGGCCTTCTTGGACTTGTAGTTTACTTCGGAATACATGATCGCTCCAGAATAGGCCATGGGCCAGGGTGTGAGCCCTGGCCCATGGAGGTTTGACTACTTGTCCGCCTTGGTCAGCGTGATGAGCCCGTTGGCCCGCGCGAACCCGACATCCACCCGCTTGATGCGGTAGGGCTTGTCCAGCGCCTCGTGCTTGCCGGGGCCGTGGACCTCCTTGGAGATGGCCTCGGCCACCGTCGCGGACGCCTGGATGGCCTTCATGATGTTGTAGCGCAGCGACCCCTGCCGCGCCGTGGTGTCGGCCGCCTTGGTGATGATGTCGCTGTTCGCGATCTCCTTGCGGATAGCGGAACAGGTGGGGCGGTCAGCGAGATGGCCGCGGACAGCCTTGGCAACGCCCTCGGGGACGTCGGCCTGCTTGATGGGCTGGACCTTCGCCTTGGGGGCGGCGGGGAGCGCCGGGGCGGGGCGCGAACCAGCGGGGATCTTGGTGGAAGTAGCAGCCATGATAGGCTCCTTTGTAACAGGGTGGCGTGAGCCACTGGTTAGAAGGGGTGGCCGCGGGACGCTGCCGGTGCCCTACATACACAAGCATATGCTTCAACAAAGCGGGCGCAAGTCAAAGTTGCATCAAACTTTATTCAATGTTTTGGCCTGCCTGTGCGCGCCATTGTCATGAACACAACTGAAAAGGCGGATACAATGACACGCTCGGGCACCTGCGTCTGCCTAACTGCTAGGACGGCCAGTATCATTCCATAAACGAACCACCCTGCTCGCTCCCACTTACTCATTTGTGCAGGCCCTTGAAGTTCTTTCGGTGGTTCTCCTGGCGCCTATACCGAAGGTAGGCCAGCCCCAGAAACACTACGAGGATGATTGCTATTGTGGTCATATCTCCACCTGAAGCGGAACATCGGTTATGAGCACTGATTGACTTATTTCTTAGGGCCCCAGATCATAAGCGCCAATCCTGTCAGCGCGGCTTGGATGAGTTTGACTGCAACACTTCCTACCGTGTATATGATGGTGATTACGGCGAAGAACTTCCAAAAATCGGAAGTGCAGAACTTCAGGAAGTCAATCATATTCTGTCCCTATCATGACCACCATCACACTTCCTCCTCGTAAGCCCGCGCCAGTGCCTCAGCAACTGCATTTCGCGTCATCCCATACATGCCCCCGTATCCGCACTTGCGGGCCAAAGCATTGATGGCGCGACAGTGCATATCCTCGTTCCACACCTTCTTGCGCCCCCGGTAGTCCAGCATGTTAACGAAACACCAGTAGAGATTCTTGGTCGTCGGGCCCGTCCAGATACCCCACACTTCGCCATCTTTCCCCTTGGCTCTCTGAGCCAGAAAGAACTCGCTCACCGTGCCCATCGGGTGGGCAAGTTTCCATTCCCACGCCCAGACAAGAATCTGCTTGCCAGGGCTTTCCTTGGCGAGTAGGCGAATGAATTCCTTCATCTCCATCTATACCTCCTTATGATAGCGCCCTTCGGGGCGTAAAGGTCAAACAACACTTCCAAAAACAAGCCATCCTGCGCGTTAAGCGTGCGGTGCAGGGCACCGTATAGGGTAAGCTGGTAGAGGGGCCACCAGGGGCCATCCGGCACGCGCCTGACATGCTTCAGGGTAAGGCGGGCCACGGGTGCCCCACTGCGCAACTTGGCTTCCATAAGCAACTGCTCGGGGGTTGACACGGCAATCATCGCTTTTTCTTCCTCCACTGCGTTGATGCGGCCTGCTGTCTTGCAAAGTCAGCCGTTATGGGCGGCCTTTCTCCAGGCCCCGGCTTCGGCGCGACAGGTATAGAGGGATGGGGGACGCTTAGCAGTCTGCGGCGCTCCCGAGCCATCTCCCCCTTATTCAGAAATTGAATCTCGCTGTGCGGTATGTCAGTGCCGCTTACCACGACTGGCTGGAACGCATTGTCTCCGTTTATCTGCAAGCTGGCCCCGCACTCGCACACTCCGATGCTGCGCTGCCCGGCTAAGTCCGTCCACACCAACAGATGCCCGTTGCGATGCGCTTCGCTCTGCGCCTCTAGGATCTCCGTTATGCTGTGAGCCAGCCGGGGGTGTCTACCCATGCTTGAGGCCCTTGGTCAGTTCGTAACGGAATTCCTCAACCATTTCATCAATGGTGATTACTCCGTCGCGAACGGCTTGGTCAATGCACCCCACCGGAAGTTCTGAGTCTTCCTTGCGGTGGTAGTAGAGCAGATTCCCCACCGCGTCTGAAATGGTATCCTTGATGAGAAGGTTCAAGTCGTGCTGGCTCATCGGGGATCCTGGTCGGCAGGAACTTCCATCCACCGCTCAGCAAACTGGTAGCAGGCTTCCACGCACTGTTCGTCGTGAAGCGGCAGTGCCCAGAACCTATACTCCGGATTGCCCCATGCCTGCAGGACATTGATGGTGGTTCCCTCAAACATATAGGTGTCCGCGTGCCCGCTTGCAGTAGTGAGCGCCTCGGCCAAATAGGTGCCTTCTTTCAGCCCCATGACGCCCATGTCAAAGGTTGGGTGAGCTTCAGGTGTGCTGCCAAGCTCTCCATGGGCCAGGATCATTTGGTAAAAGTCTTTCGCCATGCTTGCTCCTTGTGGGGCCTGGGCGCCCGTGCAATAAGTATAAGGCTCGTTGGGCCAGAGGCTGGCTCAACCTTTAGTCAAAGTGTGCCCGGTAGGCAGGTGTCATAGCAGTGCCTTCAGATTGCCCATGGCCTCGGCGTAGCCGCAGTCGCAATCATTATCATCGATGCCCTGGATCTTAGGGCAGTCCTTGTGGTGCCCTTTATCATAGATGTATTGGGCTACATCTTTGACACGAGCCATGTTCTTCTGCAATTCCTCCGTTCTCCGCTTGTGGGCCTCTGTCTGCGCCTCGCGAAGTGTGCGATTATCGCTCCGCAGACCTGCCACGCAGGTCACAAGAGACATGAGTTCATTCTGGGCCTCCACAGCCACGAAGAACTCTTCTGCCGGGTTCTCGGGCGTGCCGTGTCCAATGCCAAGTTTCTCAAGCATCGCCAGCGCCCTCTTTATCTTCGCTGTCCGCATCACGCCATCTCCTTTTCGTTCATCAGCTCCACCATGATGGCTACATACTCAGGAGGTAGCTTCCTGAAGTCGGTTGGCGCGATGCTGCGCCCTAGGCTCTCCGAGTAGACCCCCTCGGGGCCTACTTCCGACAGCACCATCGCGAACGCATGCTCCTGGCAGGGGGCGATCAGTGCGACGTCCTGCTCGAAGGCTTCAAGCAGCCAGGGCTTGAGCATTCCGTCCGTCGCCTCGCTAGCGATGTCGGTGGCAAGGGCGAACGCCCTTGCCTCTCGGAGCCTTGCCGCGTAGTCCTCGCGAATACCTGTAAGTCGGTGAAGTGCGGTCATGGCCTTGCCCCCTGTTCAATAACCTTATACTCGGAGTTCTTATTGATGCGTTTGAACCGGACTGCACTGTCTTCAAGATCATCTTTGCTGCTGCTAGAGTAGATCTCTTCCCACTCTGTCAACACCGTTTCTTCGCTGAAGTTGCACCCATCATAGCACCGCCGCTGTGGGTCTGTATTCACCACAATCTTCTTTCGAAACCACAGCGTGAACTTATCGCTCATATGCGCTACTCCCCAGCAAGGATGCCCGCAAAGGGCTCGTAATACCCAGAGGTGCTCACCAAGACCGCTGTGGGGTGGGCGGCCTTCGCCAAGTCAAGCGTTATGTATGATCCGAGAAACTGGCGTCTCTGCTGGCCCGCTCGCGCATCGCGCTTGGGATACTTGGAATACTTGTAGACCCCATATTCTTCGTCATAGTAGGTGGCACCTCGGCTAGGATACTCGATGCGAAGATCCTCTGTGGGCTTACTCACTTCGCCCATAACCGTCACGCCAAGCCAGCCATCGCACTTAAGCGCCACCACCGGGTTATTCGTTTCCCAGCACCTTAGCGACGGGTTCCAGCGACAACCAAGTGCCTTGAGCTGTTCTCGGTATGGGAACGTCTTGCCGTAGATGCTGAACATTGCCCGCCTCCCATGGCCGTTTGCCACACTATAGTATGCGGCTTCTGTGCCTCGCGCGCCACTTCAATACCGCTCAATTATTGCCTGCCTGACCGTGCTCTCAATGAAGGCGATCACTTCTTCGTCAAATCGGAATTCATCGTGCTCGTCGTGAATAGAGCAGAAGCAGTCGTGGTCACTCTCGTCGTTGTAAACCATTGTTCCAACTTCAGAGGCCAGAAGACAAAGACGCCTGATAACTTCTAGCTTGGTGACGCTGTTCATGAGCCCTCCTAATAGACAGCCGACTAGGCCCTATTTGTCATTGTATTGTGTGGGGCACCAGATCAGAACTCCGGGCCAGCGCTCTCCGGCGCTGCTCCTGCAGCAGCGCACTCAGATGGTCTGCGTAGAGGGCGTGGTAGACAGCAGCAGTTCCAGAAGCGCGTAGCATCTGGTCAGCCCACACCAGGGCCTTCGCGAGTTCGTCGTTAGTCATCGTGACCATGGGGGCCTCTGGCTGTTCGCCTCGTAAATTTCCACGCCCATCTTGAGAAGTGTGACGTATTCTTTTTGCAGGCTGCTGAGTCCCGCGTAGGCTGACCCTTGAGGATTAATGCAGATGGCCCTGTAGTCGTAGAGGACATTCTCAAGGCGAGTGATGCACTGGGCCAGGTAAGTGATGGTGCTGAGATCTGCGCTCTCCGTACGTGGGGTGTCCTTTGCATGGTCCGGATGAACACAGTCGTCGGCGCAGGGCGAACGCAGGGGCTCAGTCATTGCCAGCCCCACTTTCCTTGGCCTGGGACGCTTGGTCAGCAGCGACGCTGCCTGACATGACTTTTTCCAGCAACTGCCGGAGCGACGCATTGTGCTCTGATGCCGCCTTCAGGACAGTGGCGGCGTAGTTCTCCTGCCGCACCAGGATCTCGCGTAGGATTACTTCTCTCAATTCCATGATTCCTCCGGGGGGCCGGTTAGGTGTGATGGGCTGGCCCCGTTGCTTCACCACAGTGTAGATTGTATGCGTCGTCCTTCTAACTTAGAGCCTGGTGAGCTCTGTCATAGGGAGGTTCGCCCCATAGAGGTTGGCCCCGGTTAGGTCCGCTCCTGTGAGGTTCGCTCCATAGAGGTTCGCTCCATAGAGGTTCGTTCCGTGGAGATTCGCCCTGGTGAGGTCAGCCCTGGTGAGGTCTGCCCCGGTTAGGTCCGCCTCAGTGAGATCCGCCCCGGTTAGGCCAGCTCCGGCGAGGCCTGCTCCGGTAAGGTCAGCCCCGGTAAGGTCTGCACCATAAAGGTCCGCGCCGTAGAGATCCGACACGGCTAGGTCAGCCCCTGATAGGTTTGACCCGGATAGGTTTGATCCGGAGAGGTTTACCATAGATAGGTTCGCACCATAGAGGTTCGCTCCATGGAGGTTGGCCCTGGTGAGGTCCGACCCGGCTAGATCCGCCTCGCGGAGGTCCACCCCGCGGAGGTTTGCCCCATAGAGGTTCGTCCCTCTGAGGTTCGCGTTGGTGAGGTCTGCACTGGTGAGGTCCACACCTGAGAGGTCTGCGTCATGGAGGTCTACCTCGGAAAGATCTGCCCTGTAGCCGCCATTCTTCCTGAGCCACCCTTTGGGGTCAGCCTGGAAGGCCTCGATTTCTTTGCGTGTATAGGGCTTCATTCCGATTTCCTCCGTGGGGCCGGTTAGGGGCGAGGGCTGGCCCGGTTGCCATGCCATAGTATAGGGCTCGGCTAAGGCGCTTGCCGGTCAAAGTTAGGTCAAACTTGCGGGCTATGCCCGCCGCA